TGGCACTAAAGCAGCACCCATAAGTATGCGCTTTTCTTTGTCTACTTCTTTAAGTAGTATTTGTTGTTTGTTTAGTGCAATAAAGTTTTCTTCTATTGCTGGTGTTTCAACAAGCGAAACGGCTTCAATTCCACTTTGCTCGTCTGATTCGTCTATGATCAATTCAACTATCCTCATATTATAATAACTTTTATTTGTTTATAGTGTTGCATTTTCTACTCTGTTTCTATCTAAAGCTTGGCTTGTAGTTACTTCGCCACTAACTACAAATGCTTGTACAGGTGCTTGTTGTAATTGTGCTAATTGATTTATGCCACTATCACCTACTACGTTAAAACTTGGTGCTTGTCCACCACCACCAGAATCGCCACCTAAACTACCACCAGACGCTGGTGATGCGCCACCACCTAAAGCACTTATTCCTTTTGCTGCTGCTGCTATTTGCGCTGCAATAGATATACCAGCGGCTATATTGTTTTGCGTGACAAGTGCCGCTGCCGCTGCTACCGATGCGCCACCTGTCGTTATTGCTAAAGCCGTTCCCTGTGCAGTTGCTGCTGCGTTTGCTGCTTGTGTTGCTATTATAGTTTTCGCTATTGATACTGCGCTTTCGGCTGCTATTGCCAAAGCTTGTAGCTTGTTGTTTTCACCAGCTAAATCTTTAAACAATGAAATACCAGCTTCAATGTTTGCCATTCTCGCATCTTGTATAGCTTTTTCAGTATCTGCTAATGATTGAGCAGCTGCTTTTTGTCTTTCTCTGGCTTCTTCTGCGTTTTTTGCTATTTGTTCGTTTTTCTCTTTGTCAATACTTACCTCTGTTGCTGCTTGTATTTGTAGCCGTTCAATTTTGCCATCAAATTCTATTTTTTCTTCTTGTTCTTCTTTAGCTGCGTTTTCCCTTCTTATCCTTGCACTTTCTGTATCAAATACTCTTAACTCAAACTCTGCATCTTTTAGTATTTTCATTTGTCCAATTAATACTGCCTTAGCATTATTTAATTGCAAGAAACCTAATTTTTTTGCTGCTTCTACCGATTTTGCCTTTTCTTTAAGAATTTCAGCTTCGTTTTTTATATTATTTATTAATATTTGACGTTCTATTTTCCGTGTTTCTTTACCAGCAGCTTGAAGTAATCTAATTCGTTTTTCTAAACCTTCATTTCTACGGTTGTTTAATCTGTTAATACTTGTTATAGTTCTTTCTATTTCATCACGTTCTTCTTTATACAACCTCTTTTTTTCTTCTGCACGAAGTCTTGTTTTTTCTTGTTCTTCGGTCTCTACCAAACCTAAAAATTGTGCTGCTTTTCTTAAGGCTTTATACGCTTCAACAACGGCAACAATCGGTGCTAAAAGTAAACGCATACCAAAACTCATTTCATCTGTCGCTTTTACTACACCTTTTGCGCCTTTAGATACTTTATCTTGATTGGCAATTAGTGTACCTAATAAAACAACTAAAGCACCAATACCTGTACTTATTAACGCCAGTCTTAATAACTTCATAGCACCTGTTGTGCCACCTACGGCAATAGTCCATAACTGCGTTGCTTTACCAGCTAAACCAACTGACTTACTATAATCAATAACACCTTGTATACCTTGTTGAAAAGCTAAAGCACCTTGAACTTTTAATAGTGATTTTTCAAGTGCTTCCGATTCGCCACCTGTCAAAGCCATTACCCCTTGAACTGCTGCGAAGCCACTTGTTGCACCACCTAAAGCAGTACCTAATTTTTGACTAAATGTAGTCGCTGCTTGGTCTACTGCTAAATCTGTTTGTATTTGAACTTTGCGATATTCTCCTACTTTAGTTAAGAGTTCTTGATATTCTTTAGAAGTAGTATCTCCAGCAAGTGCCAACTCATAAAGACGGTCTTCAGCTTCGCCCATTCTCGTAGTTAATGGTTGCATACCATTATACACTTCTTCAAAACTTGCTTCAAGTTTATCTGAACTATCTGCTAATTTTAAAACTCCATTGCCTAAATCTTCAAATTGCTTTATAACCTTGTCGCCATTTTCCAGCGTTACTTCTATGTCAATAGTCTTTTTTACACTCATAGCTTTTTAATTTTTTTGAGATTCTCTGAATTTTTTTGCTTTAATATTTGCATTCTTTTCTTTTGCTTGTATATTCCTTTAACTCCTTTCTCAAAATTGTATAAGCCTTTAGCTATTTGTACATCGTGACTACCTTCGTAAAATTCGTCTATCTGTAGTAAATCTATTATGTGTTTTAACATTAGCCTTGTTGTTGTATAAATAGTTGATTTGCTGCCGTTGTGCCATTGCTAAACGTGTAAGTAACCACCAAGATAATTACCGTGTCATTTGCACCTTCTGTTCTTAGTTGTTTAGTTGCGATACTACCAGCGTTTTCATCTGTTATGTTATCAGTTCCGTCTTCCGTTACGATTAAGTCAGTAGCAGTATTAACAGGTAAACAAACTCTCGTTCTACCTTCGCTTGTTAGTGTACTTGGTGTAATTGTTACTCCAGCAGTCGTTGTTGTTACCGTAGCACTTACTGCATCGTTAGGGAATAATATATCTATGTTCAAACATTGTGCGCTATTATCTGGCACTATTATTTCTGGTATGACTCCACCATCTGCAATAAGTTCTCTAAAGTCGTTAATTAAAACTAAATCAACGTCACCTGTGTTTAGGTTGCTTTTCATTGATTCAATCATATATCGCTTATCACGAATTATAACACGGTCGTTTAGTTGTAGTCCTGTAAGTAAACTAATAGGTAAGTTCGTCTTTACGTTAGTTTTTCTGTTTTTAAGATTGTAAAGATTTAATAAATACGGTGCATAGTAAACTGCAAACAAAGTGTTTGCTACAGGTTCTAAAAGAAATGTACTAATGTCAGCGTTAAAGTTTAGTGTAAAGTCGCTTGTGCCTAAACGTAAGTCTTGACCAAACGGTATGTATGTAGTCATATCAGTTACGCTACTACCATCGTTAAAACGCCATTGTGCGCTTGTAGTGTCGTAAGCATACATAATCATAGGTTTTGGTGTGTATGTTTGTATGTCTGTGTTTAATCTTTCGCCTATTTGTAAGTCCGTGTTTTCGAACTTTTGCATCATCATATTCTCGAAAGGCAAATCTATCTTATATTCGCCACCGTCATACTCATATAGTTGGCTTGTGTTTCCGTAGTCACGACCACCTGTTATATCTCTAAACGCTTCGTTTGTTGCGCACTCACTTTCTTGATATGAAAAGCTTATATTTTTGTATAGCTTTAAACGGTCTATTTTAATGCTTTTAATATCGGTGTATTCTGTGATGTCTACAATAGCACCTTTTTGATACCAATCGTCTAATGGTTCGATTTGATATACGTCTTTAGCAGTACCGTAACAAGTTAAATTAAACATCTGTAAAATGCCTTTAAAAAAGTCTACTACCTTCATATCTGGCAAGTAATTCAACACGCTTAAAGTTGATGTAGTAGATATTGAACCACTACCTGTAAATTGATTTTCTAAAGTTTCTAATTGTGCAACTCCGTAAGTGTATAGTGTTTTTTGTCGGTACAATATTTGAAATTGTCCTGTCATCGGTGCAGTAGAACGAATAAAAAACTTAAAAACCCTTGTGTTTAGGTTGTCATTACCCCTAACTATTGACAATGCAGAACTACTGCTAACATCGTAGGTCTGTATTAATTGGTCGTTTTCGTAAACATCAATAAATGCATCTACACCAGCCGTTGCATTGTTTAAAGTTAAATTTATTATGTGTTGCGTATTGAAGTATGTGCCACCTGCTGAAGTGACCGTTGGAAAAGTTACGGATGGTACTACTTCGCTTATTGTTAAAGTGTCGTTTGGTATACTAAAATAATCTGCTGCAAGTAAAGAAGTATTATTGTTAAATGCAAATGCCGTTGCACCCACTATATCCATTAACAAAGGTTTTGTGTTAAAAGTAAAAGTTTCGGCATTTTGGCAATACAAAAAAGCCCTTCTAAATCTTTCGCTTGATAAAAAGCTACCATTAAAAGTAATACTATAGTGTGTTTGTAGTGCGTTGAATATTTGATATACTGCAAGTGCTGGAAACAACTCGTTATAAAGTATAGAACCACTACCCGTACTTGGGTTAATGTCCGTGCTTCCAGTATCGCCATAAGTTAAGTTTCTGCCAACTATTAAAGGAAAACGAATCGGATACTCTGTAGCATCGTCTGTTATTCTTTGGCTTACTTGTGCAAATGTGTATGACATATCCGTACTGCTCAATGTGCTAATGTCTGCCAGTTTAGAATCGCCAAACGTATCTTTTAAACTTGCTACGTCACCATAGAATGTAATTTGGTAGCTATACGGTTCGTTGTTTTTTACTTCCGTTTTTTCCAAGCTTATTTTACCTCTTCTAAATGTAGTTAAATCTATTTCAATTAATGCCTCACGCCTTACGTTAAAATCAATAGTTGCGTTTACATCGTTTTGGTAAAAGTGTTCAAATACTTGGTTGTTGTTTGGTGTAGCTGGACAAGAAAACGATTGACTAAAGTCGGTAAATACTTTGCTTATATCTTGTACGTTTTGTTGTATAGATGTTACATTTATTTGTTCGTCATCAAACAAATCTAATTTAACACCTTCTATGTAAATAGAAACTCCTCTCATTATGTTACGTTGTTTATAAGATCAAAAGCAAAATCAAAGTCAAGTGTGTAGTTCATAGTTCCGTCATTTAATCCTGTTTGCTTTACAAGTGATTGTGTTTTGACTTTAGCTGGTAAAGCATTCGTGTTTGTGTCAAAATCTAAAACCGTAATGTGTTCGCTTAGCATTAATTGTTGTATGTATTCTGCATAGCCATCATTTACAAAGCCACTATTTAGCTTAATGCTTTCGTTTCCTGTTTTGTTAAATTGCTTTATTTGTCCACCATCACTTGTTGGGCTATATGGCAACGTCTGAGGATTAAATTTATATTCGTTGCTCTTAACTGCGGTTGTTCGTTTATTTACTTTCATAAAGAACATTCTCGACCAACTACCATACTTGTTTACAAAGTCTACTACGATAGGGCTATACTTTGGTTCGCATACTGGCTTGAACGTAGCAGTCCAAACCACATTAGAACTTGTATTAATCATTTCTACCTTGTTACCGTGCGCTAAGTTGCCTGTATAAACACGACCAAATACTTTGACACCAGCAGCACTTATTGTAAATTCTTGCGTTGCACCTGTGCTTAAATTAGTGTATCTTATTTTTTCGCCTACTGCTAAATCTGCATCAAAGCTTCCAGCAATTGCGTTTCTTTGCGTTGTACTAAACGAACTATCGTAGTGATATAGATATGTGCCTTCGTCTAAAAGAACATCTTGCTTGACGGTGTTTTGCCCTTCCATATATTCACTATAGCCGTTTACAAATTGTCCTGTTTCCGTTCCAGCAGACGATTCAACCCCACCAATAGTTTTAAATTTTTCTATGTGATAGTTTACAAGATAGTTTGTACTTGTTGCCGTGTCGAAAAAATTTGCAGTATCGTAGTCGTAACCACCCATTGTAAAATACTCTCGGACATACGGAGATATATTGTAATATGTAGCAGATATATTTGAAGACGGTATAAGTTTTTCAAGTGTGTATTGTGGTGATGCTGGTTGGCTTCCTGTATTCCATAAATACAACTTCACTTTTGTAGATGTTTGATTGGTTTCGTCAATTTCTACTATGTATGGTGATCGTGCTAAATTCATTTGCTTAGTCTTTTAAAGTTTTCGTCTGTTATTTGTGTAAATAGTTCTTCCATATCTAATCCGTATTTTTCTACCAATTCATCTGGCAGTCGCTTGTAGTATTTTTCAAATGGCTTTGTAAAAAATAGTGTTGGTTTTAAACCTCTATTGTATATGTTACTTGCTATAATGTAGCCCATTGATTTGTATCCGCCTTTTGCAAATTGACCTTTTTTATCTCTAAAGCGTATGTTTTTTCGCTGCGCCCATTTAGCCATTTTATTAGCAAAGCTTTTAAAAGTGCCTTTGCTTTTGCCACTACCAAATCTATACTGACTATTTGGTGCTTGTTGACCTTTTATTTTTGCGTTAGGAGACACCTTGCTCGGATTTGCACCCTTTACACCTTCGTCTTGGTAAAAGCCGTACTCATCCATCTCAAAGCTAATTTGAATACTGTTTTTAGATTCTTTAACATACGATTTTAAACTATTCTTTAACTTGCCTGTGTCGTGTCGTTTAGACAAGTTTCGTTTAGCTTCACGAATAACGTTGCTTCTAAAGTCGTTTAGTAAATCTTGTATGTTTTCAAATTCTGCCATTAGCAAATAGTCATAGAATTACTTACTAAAATGTCAACCGTTAAAGTTGCACCAGCTAATTTGTTTTCAAATCTTTCTGTGAAAAATTCAGCACTTGGGTTGCCATCTACTTGAAAAGCATCGGTGTATAGTGTGCCACGTCTTAACAACTCATAACACCTGTTAAGAACTGCTAACTGTGTATTAATTATGTATAGTTCGTTATCGTTGCCATCAAACTTGCTTGTGGTTTCGTCTTTTGTTATGTCCACAATATCCATTGCTAAAATGCTAATGTTGTATCTTATTACGTTTTCTTCAAAGGTTGCCGTGTTTACAATCAAGTGAACCAACGGAAAGATAGTTTGCTTTGATAAGTCCACTTCGAATATATCGCCTTGTGTAACGGTGTTTACTAATTCGTCTGCATCAAAGTGTGCTTTTAGTTTGTCTATAATATCAAAATAATTCATCTTCTCATTTGTTGTTTAAGTTCGTTTGCTTCGATTTGGTTTTTTTGCTTTTCGAATGTGAGATAGGTAAGACATTTAGTAAGTCGGTAGCTTGTAACTTCGTCAAATCTGGTAACATCTCCTTTAGCGAGTGCATAGATTGAATTATACCATCCCCATTGTTTGCTAAAGTTTTGTCTTTCGCTATACTGCTGGAAGTCATCATCGTCAGTTCTTTCTGTAAATAGTTGATTGTAAGATTCAGTAATTCGCTTCCTAAAGTCCAAAAAAAAACACTTGAACTAATTGCTACATCTAAAGGCGCAAACTTCATTAGGTCTTGCATATCTTCGTTAGGTTCGTAGTCTACAATCGTGTATGTGTTTCCGTGTTTTTCTTTGATTGGTCGGTACATAACTGCCATCGCTTTATGGTATGTTTTCCAATTTTGTAAGTGATGTTCTAAATCCACATATTCCCCAAATGTAATTTCGTCAAGCTTTGGTATGAAGCCGAATTCAATATCTTTAATTTTAAACTGCCGAATAAGCTTTGGCTTTTCACTAAACACTTTTGTGAAGTGGTTTATTAGTTCGTTTAAGTGCTTCATTTTTATCTTGCCTACATCTTTTAAATCTATGCCACAGAAAATCTGAATCATCTTTTGTGCAATAAATTCATCGTCATTCGATGCTTCTTTTGTCTTAATAAAGTTCTGATACCTTGATAATGGTATTTCACTTAATGATGTGGGGAGTAATAAATCTAACTTCATATATTAATAACTTATTTTTCGTGTTTTTGTAATAGTGCTATAAAATCGAATAAGAACCATAGTTCTTGTTCATACCCAAAGTCTCCATTTCGTGATAACGGACGGCATCAATTGCGTGATTAAAATTGTCAACCGGTTTGTTTAGTCGTTTACCTGTCTTGTCGGTGTCCCAGCAGTAGCTTCTTAACTCTTTAATCAAGTTTGTGCTTTGTGATGTTACTAAATAGTCTTCACGTTGCATAACGTCAATACCATAATTTATAGAATCTTTGCCTTTTGTTACACCTTTGATTGTGATTCCAGCTAATTGAATTGTTCTTATACTTTTTGGCTCGGCACTATCTGCATATACAGGTACGTTTTTAGGAAGTAGTTTTGCTATGTCGCTATTTAGTAAACCTGTTTGGTATGTTACTTCGTTTAGGATTCGTGTTTCGTTAAGTTTGTATACTTCGATAATTGACGTAGGGTCGTTCGTATATCCAAAGTCCATTCCTATGCCAATTAATCTTGCTTCCGTTGGTATTGTGTCAATGATTTTATAGTTGCTGAATACTGCGCCTTGAAGTTGTCCGATTTTTCCTTCTCCATACACAAGCCACCAATTGCGCCAATATGTGCTTGTCTTCGCTTTTAAGCGATTCTTTTCTATTTGTTGTACAATACCATCATCAAGTGCTTCATTGTCCTTGTACGTTAAAATTATAAAATCAGTATCGTCTTCGCCTTTTAATTCATTATGCACCCAGAACTCGTTACTCGGATTAAAATCAAGATAAATTTCTTTCTTTGTTCTTATTGAAAGTTCGTTGTACGCATCAAAGCTTACATTGTTACACTCGTTAATATAAAGTATGTCCCTTCTTGCACCTCGCAACTTACTTGCATCGTCTGCTGAAAAGAACTCAATGAAACTGCCGTTTTGAAATTGGTATTTAAGTAAAGATTTGTTAAAGCTGGTTTGTGTATATCTACGTCCCCATTTCATTATCTTTTCAAAATCTCTAACTGCTCCCCTTCTTAAATGGGGTATTGATTCTGCTACTACGCTTATTTCTAAATTGTCATAGAACATAGCTTTATTAATCAAAATAAAAAGCGTACTGAATGTCTTGGAAGCACTTGTGCCACCTTGTATAATTTTAATTCGTTTTTTTAACGCATTAATCTTCTTTGCTGCCGTCGTTTCTATCAGCATCTAAATTAAAAAATGGTAGTTCAATATTTGTTTGTTCAACTTGTTGGACAGGCGCACCATAAGCACTATCTAATAATTTTTGGTATGCCGTTGCATCTCCTTCACGAGCTTTTTTAATTAGTGCTAATGTCATTAAATCTTCTTGGGACATTGTTTCATTTTCGCCTGTTAACGGATTCTTTAAGTCTTGTTCTACCTGTAGCCATTTCTTTGCAATGGTGCTTCTGTTCTTGCTTCCTTTTGGTCTGCCTTTAGGATTGCCACTTTGTCCTTTTTGATATGGTATTAAGTTTTCTTCGTTCGCCATTTTTTATTATATTTGTTTCATAAGCGCAGTTAGTGTAATTGGTAGCACATTATTCATTCCAGAATAAAAGTAAAGTTCGAATCTATTGCTGCGCTCTATTTCTTTCACTTAAACTTATTTTTTTGCCTTTATACATTCCAGCATCTTGTTTGTCTATTTCGCTAAACGGTAAAATTTCTGTGTTAATTTTACAATTCTTATCTATTAAATAAATATATCTAAACATATTTCCTTTTAATTTTTCTGCATTTTTTGGTATCCCAGCTCTGCCACCCTGTTTTAAAATATTTTTACCTTTTGTATATGTCATAGCTGCAACTATATTGCCATTTGATAATTTTATAATAGAGTTGTTTTGTTTAATAGACGTTAAAACAAAGCCACTTGCCCTATATATTGTGCCATCTCCACATTGTGTGCCGTCTGCAAATGACAATATCCATTTTATTTGTGGTGCGTTTTTTTTAATAAGTTTAATGCTAATTGCAATACATCTGCTTTCTGAATACTTGGGCAAGTAATTATCAAAAGCCATTCTGTTTAGTTCCAGCATTTCATTCCAACCTGTATTATGAACTAATGAAAGCACTTTGGTTTTCATAAACGGACTTCCATATTGCATAACTCCGTGAAGTTTATTATCTAAAAAGCAGCCAAAGTGCAATGTACTATTTGGCACAACCTTACCAGAGTAATGATGCTTTTTTACAAACTCATTAGCTATTTTACTTGGTATTACCTTTACAATTATTTCCTTTGCTCTGCCCATTGCATAATAATTAAATATAAAGCATTTCCATTCGTGTTTTCGTTGCCCATAGTTTCGCAGTATTTATATTCTTCTGTTTGCTTAATATCTGTTATTGCGTTTTTAATTTGCTCTGCCTGTTCATCTGCTAAAGTAAAAGTCATTTGTTGAAATGGTTCTTTTTCTCCATCTGCTAAACTAAAGTCAGTTCCAAACTCATCACTATCCTCTATGTAAACAGGTAAATCTAAACCCCAATCTTCTAACTCATCTACATCCCATTCGTTTGCTAAATCATCCCAGTCCCATTCTCCAAACCCAACATTATCTTTTATAATAAATTCTCTTTGTTGTTTCTCTGTAAGTTGGTCTGCTTTGACTATATAAACTTCTTTTAATCCAGCTTCTTTACAAGCCCTTAATCTCATATTTCCACCGAGTACAATATTGTCTTTATCTACAACTATTGGTCTTATTTGTAACATCTCTGGAAACTCCTTTATTGACCTTACAAGCTTTTTAAATTTATCGTCTTTTATTAATCGTGGATTGTTTGGATTCGTTTTTACGTTGCTAATCTTTACCCTTTCTGTTTTCATATTAGTCTTCGTATGTTAAATATACTTTTCTCATTTTCTCTATAATTTCACGAATACAACTTGCACAACTTGTAGGGTTTTGCTTTACTTTAAATATTCTATTGTATATTTTTAGTAGTGCTTGTTGTTCTGTTGGCTTAATAGTATTTCTTTCTATTGTAAACCATTCGTGTAACCATTTGTATTCGTCTTCCTGTAGGCACTCTGGCTTTCGTGTTCTACTAAACATCTCATTAAGCTTTTGCTTTCGTTCTTCGCATCCACAATCTTCACCAAGTACAAACTTTGCAACTGCTGCTACTCCTGTTTTTTCTAATACTGTTTCTACTATGTCGCCTACTCCTTTAGGTTCTTTCTTTTTAGTAGTTCGTTTTTTTCTCGTTTTCTTTTTTGGTTCGCTCATATCTTTTCGTAATCTTTATTTATGTAATCTTCGTAATCTTCGCTTATGTTTTCTTTTATTCTTTCTTTGCAATACTTAATCGTATGAAATATTGTGCTTGTGCCTATTCGTGTTTGCTTACTTAACTCACGCATTGATATTTTGTCGTTTCGATATATATTAAAAATGCGCTGGTCAAACCAATGCCAAGTGCTTACTTCGGCTTGTATTCTTGCTTCTAAAATCATTTCGGCATCTTGCTTTTCTATGTAGTCATATTCTACTCCCAAGTTTCTGCATTCGTGTATATCTACTTTCTGATGTTTCTTTCTTTGTTTCATTAAGTCGCAAAATATATTTCTTAATGTAAAGTGAATGTATGCTCGGTTTACTGATCCGTCTTTTCGTAGAATCTTTGAAACGTCTGCATACTTGTTTAAGCGTAAATACATTTCTTGAACAATGTCTTCTGCATAAAGTTCTTCGCCATAACTTTGAACTATGCGTACATAGTCATCGTGAAACTTCGCAACTTTTTTAAGCCAGTTCATTGGTTAGTATCTAAACAAAAGTAATGATTATTTTCTAATAGTGTATAGACGAACTTTTAAACAAATAGTTGTCAATAAAAAAAGCGCCCATCTCTGAGCGCTTACCTTATACAAATTAACCTAATCAAAAATCAAAGATACAAATTAAAACGGTAAATCGTTTTTATCTTCTTTTGGTTTGTGTCCATATCCAGCTTCTACTTCTGCTTGGTACGGTTCTGAAAACTTAACACTAAAATACTTCTTGCCGTTTTTAGATTCGTTTAGCCATAGTGCTACTTCTTTTTCTTTGCCATCGATCATAGCTTTGCCTTTGTAATCTGGTTGCGTTTCCGTTTTTTTGTAATCGTTTTTAAAGATTGCACCTGTGTTGTCTTTCTGTTCCATTTATTTATTATTTATTGTTTCACTTAAAATATAGGCACTCAACGTCTTTCGCTGCCGCCTTGCTTTTTCTTTTAAAAGCTTTTTTTCTTCTTGTGTTACTCTTATTGTAACGATGTCATTCTTTCGTGTTTTCATCCTATTAAAGTATTATAGTATTCTCTGCACTCTTCTATTCGTTTGTAGATTGCTTGTATTACTTCTTCGTCATAGTTTACTTCAAACGTCTTGATTCGTTTTTCTGTAGGTATATGGTCAAAGTTGTGTTTGGCTTCTACTTCTTGGCGCAGTTCTTCGCTTTCATCAATCAAATGATTCTTCCAATGTTCACGTCTTACTTCGTCTTCTACTATTTCGCTTGGTGTGTTTGTTAAGCAATACACAAGTAAGCTTTCAGTCTTGCCAGTTAGTGCCATATAGCCCATTAGTTGATAATAATAATCTTTAGTTGGTATTTCTTCGGCAAAGAATGGAAACGTCGTTCCATCGTAACTACTTTTGATATCTAAAAGAATATCTTTCGTGTTTACGTCTGGTGTTCCTGTTAAGTAATCGTTGCTCAAGTGTTCTTCGTTCTTGTGCATAAAGCCACAATCTAAAACTTGTTGTGCAAGTTCTATTGATTCGTTCTCAACGATATTACCTTTATCTGTGTAACGGCTTGAAAACTCTTTCTTGATGCCGTACATTTCTTCTATTGCTAACTCCTGTAAGTAGGTCTTGCAAGTCTTACTCAATACTTCAGACTTGCCTCTTGCATTGGTCATTATTTTACCTAACGCACTACATCTTATTTTTAACATATTTTAAGTGCTTTTAGTTGTAAGTCAGTAAGTTCGTATTGGCTTTTAAGTTGTTCTTTAGTGTATGTGCCTTCTTGTACTGCTTTTAATGCGCTTTCGAATCTTGATTTAGTTAAAGTTTTCTTCGTGTTTTTGTCCTTGCCGTGTGTGTTCGTACTATCGGCATCTTTTGTATCGTCAATTAAAAACAATCCGTTTAGTGCATACTTTCTTGCATAGCTTGATGAACTACCAAAGCTTTGTGCTATGTCCATACCTTTACGATTTGGATCAATACCAGCTTGTGCTTTTACTGCTTGAACTTTGTTGCCATCGGTAATCATTGCAGTAGCTTCAACGTACATATATCCAGCAGCTTCTTTTACTTCATCTGTTAAGTTCAATACTAAACCACTTAATAACGGCTTAACGGCTTCCATAATATCTTCACAACTTCTGTATTTGTAATTGCCAAACTTGTTAAACTGATTCTTTGGTGCTTTTAATTCTTGCTGGATAGCACCCAACCTTTCAATTAATGTATTCTTCATAATGTATTTTTTAAATGTGTATACAAATATACTACTTTTTATTCAATAACTTCTTTTTTTGTTTATACAATTCTATTATTTCTTTTAGTTCTTCGCGTGTGTACTTTCTTATTTTGTGCGCTTCTTCGTGCAGCTTAAATAGTTCTGCGCCACCTATTCGTTTTTCTATACCTATTTGATAATTCAATAGATCACCACTTTTATCTTTATTGCACGGTCTACTACATTGTGCGTGGCAATTAAATGGATTGAACCTAACAGAACCGTGTCCACCAGCAGAAAAATAATGACCAGCATCTATATTGCCTTTGCGTAATTCTTTACCACAAGATATACACGGATAACCTTTTGCTTCATCCCTTGCTCTTATGTATGCGTTGAAGTATGTTTGTGCTTTTTTAGTTAAGCTTTGCACCGTTTCTAATTCGTCTTTTAGTCGTTTCTTTTCTTTCTTCCAATTCTTTACTTTTGCCGATTCTACCCACACTTTAACACACTCACTTTTAAAGCAGTACTTTTGGTTAAAGTGTTTAGCTTCAAACTTTTCTTTACAGTGTTTACATCGTGGCATTAAATACCTTCTTTTAAGTTTTCTACTAAAATATTTAATTTATCTATTTCGTGTTTCTGTTCGCTTATTTGCATTTGCAAACGTAAATTCGTTTTGCACTCTAAAATAAATTCTTCTTCTAACTGCATAAACACGGATTGAAATTCGGCTACATCTTCTAAACTTTCAAGCATCGAATTAATTAAATCGTGTCGTTCTGGATGCGTCTTTTGTAATTCTTCTATACTACTTGTAAACTTTATTATTGTAGTTTGTAGGTTTATCTTTGCTTTTAGTAAATCTATGCTTTCCATCTATCTTAATTTTTCTAAAGGGTTTACACCGTACAATTCAAAACCTAAACCACTATTAAAATCGCAAAAAATATAGTCTTCTAAAAGTGTTTGTTCGCCACCTGTATCACGGTCTTTAATTTTGTCAATGCTTACTAAAGTAACGTATTTCATTGTTTCGTGTTTTACTAATCTGTGAATCGTAATAAAATCATCACACCGATTTAAGAAGCTTTTACCACCTTCAACGTAAGCTGCCATTGGTGGCTTTAAATGTCCATCCCACATATGACCTTTAGGAAACAAATTGCCTTGCCTACCACTTTCGCTTGTTGGGTGTGTACTTATGTATATTGTTTTTCCTGTTTCGTTTACAAATTGTCGTGCCATATTCAGAAACTTGTAGTTGCCTTCATAACCATACTCACGGCTTAAACCTGTAAACGGATCAATTAAACAACAATCTGCATCCGTGTTTTTAAAAGCTTCTAAAAGTTCTTCTGGTGTGTATAGTCTTGAATTGTCTATAAAGTCAAAGTATTGTTCAAGATGTGTTGAGTAGCTTCTTATTTGTGAATCGTGTAATTCTTTAAAAGGCACTCCTGTATACATCTGAATCATATCACGCATTATCTGACCGTATTGGTTTTCTCCAGCCCATAAACAAAACTTTAAATCGTGCTTAAGTGCAAGTGTTAAAAAGTACCAAAACACGAAATAAGATTTACCTACATTATCGTGACCAAGTATGATGTTAAGTTGTTTAGGTTTAAATACTACAAAGTCATCTAACTTACAACCAATAGGCAACCCTTGTTTTATTCTTCCGTGTTTATAATCTAATAAATATTTAGTGTGTATTCCTTTACTTAACATAACCGTGCTTCTTTGCTTGTGCTACCAATTTATCTTCTACCTTCTTCGGTTCTTTCTTTAACCAATTCTTACAAGTCAAATATAACGATTTGTATTTGTTGTTGTTTTTAAAGTTCTCTATACTATCTAAACACGAATCAATTACACTCTTATCGTATTTAGCTTCTAATTTATTAAACTGATCTACACTCATAGACAAATGTGCGAAGCTTCTATATATATCTTTCTCATTATCATTATCATTATCGGTTATTTTTGTTATCGGTTTATAACACTTGTTATCTTTGTTATCTTTTCCCCATCGTTTTGCCATTCCTTTTTTACCAGCATCACTCCGTTTTTTACACATCTTTTCGTAAGTTTTTAAGTCACGCTTTAAGTTTTGTTTAATTGGTTCAAAACAAACTTGTAGTAGTATGTCATCGGTTTCTGGATTCAAGTCGTTTACATACTCTAAAACGTGTTTAAATAGCTTTCCAGCTTGATCATCGTTTAATTTTTGTACGGTGTGTATTAAATCACAATACAATAAAAAGCTTTTCTTGTTTTCTGCCATAAATTAAGGTATAAAAAAAGTGTAACGCTTTCGGTGGGTAGGAACACTTACTAACGTCACACTTAAAAAAATTCGATTGTCCTACCAACTTTACAAATATATTAAATTAATTCTTTATAAAGTTCTTTTTCTGTTCTTCCTTTTATAATTTCTAAATCTCTTATTGTAGTAGCTTTTAGAATATCACGTTTCAAATTGTATTCGTGTTTGTGTAGTTTAAACTTGCCATCGTAATCTGCTATGTCAAGCAATAAAAACGCATCTCTGGTCTGCTTAAGGTTTTGATATCGTTTTATACCGTGAATGATCGTAGCGTGGTTTAAATCAAATAATTCAGCTATACGGCTATACGTTACACCAGCGTTTCTTAAAAGATTAAACAGGTACATTCTTCGATGTGTGTAATATGGCTTTCTGCATTTAGATTTTAGTCCGTCTTTTCGTATGTGATGTTTCACTTTTCTAATTAAGTCCTCCATAAAGTAGATTGATTATAAGCGTGTAAATATATTCAAATAATTTTTTCATACTTTTTCGATGCTTATAATTAGTTTCGGCCACAAACCAAAAGCTTTAATTGCTTCTTGTTTGTCATCACCTTTTACATATTTAATAGCGTGGCACATTTCAGCACTTGTGTCGCTGCCTTTGTAATATTTGTATAGTATTTTATAAGTGTTCATTCTTTCGTCTCTTGCTAATAAATATTTGTAATATAATTCTTCGTCAAAATTTCGCCAATATTCTTTTCTTAATTCATCCATATTTTTCATTCGCCTTGTTTTAAAATTCTGTTTAATCTTGCGATGTCTTTATTCGTGTTTACGTCTTGTGACACGTTGCCTGTAAGTTGGCTTTTTAACCTTTGCAGTTCTTGATTAATAGCTTTGTTTTTTTCATTTACGGTAAATCCGTTTTTTTCAAGTAGCTGCTTTGCTTCTTGAATTTGTCGTTGTTGTTTTCGATAGTGTTCGAAAATTGGGTTGTTAATACTCATTGGTTTTTGTTTTTGTTATATATTATTTTTTCGTCTTTACTTAAAGTTTCGTACTTGTAAATTGCACAAGATAGCATTTCGGCTTCGGTGTTGTAATATGGTTCGTCTTTATGTCCTAAACAACCTCTGCCGTTTTTAACACTTCCAAAGCTTACATAATACCAGCTGTTATTGTACTGCATCCATTTACTGTATTTCATACTATGTTTAGTTGTTGTTCTAAAGCCGTGCAAATATCTTCGTCGTTGTAATAGATTAAACCAGCACAGAGCAAAGTATCGCATTTAACGTGATAATAAATAGTGTCGCTTTCTGCATACGTTATATCGTCAGTAAAACTATTGTAGCTAACTGGATATTGTTCAGAACCTATCTCTACTTCTATTTCTACTTGACACGGCACATCGTTAATTGTAAAGCTTACAATGTCATCGTCTTTATGATCTATTTGTATTTCGTAGTTCATAGCGTTATAATTTTCATAACTAAATAGTAACCTATCCATACCGACCACAAAAACACGAATCCTGTAATTAATTCTCTTTTTGCTTCTTTTCTTTCTTGCTTGTTCATACCTCTTATTTAAGTGTTTTTCTTACTTTACTAAATCGTTGTTCTAATCGTTTAATACACAACTTATATGTATGTATGTCATCCGTGTATTTGTCACGCAGTTCTTTAAACATACCACCGTGACCGTTAATACTATCTTGCTTTAGTTCTATTCGGTCTTTGAAAGACTGTATGCCTTCTTCAAGTCCTACTAAAATTTGTAATTTTTCCATTCGTGTTTTCATAAGTGTTAAATTTTGTATAAACAAATATATACATTTCTCAACAATATTATACTACTTTTCAACAAAAAAAGTTACAATTATTTATAATGTGCTATAAAACAACAAGTTAAGTATTAAAAAAATCTTCGTGAATCTATAATTTTAGTGCTAAAGTCTTGACCGTCTTTTTGTTTTCGTGATATATTCAAGTCAAGTATGCGTCCACCTAACGGCTTTATTGGCGCACCACGTTCCACGTGCCAACCATAAGCACCTTCTTGGTATTCTTCTTTGTATGTTCCTGTGATCATACTATGTAAATACTTGTGTTCTATTTTATAACCGTTTTTTGCTTGGTGCTTTATAGAATCTCTAACATCATTACGGCAGCTATTTTCGTGAATGTGTCCCATAGTAAACACATCAAAACCTTCATACATTTCTAAAGCCCTTGTTAAATTCAAAGCACCTTTAGTAACTACACCACCACCACCAGAACCGTGAAAATATTTTATTCTAAATGGAAAAGCTTTATTGTGTTTAATAATCTTGACAATTAACCAACCACCATAACCACCTGTTTGTACGTTTGAATGGCATTTTAAATTAAGTAAATCTACAAAGCGTTGAAGAATATCTGTTTCTTGCCACTTTATTATAGCCGTTTCGTGGTTACCATAGCCAATAACTGTTAAGATGTCGGCATACGGTGCGAACCATTCTACTGCCGTTTCTACAATAGAATCTAAATATCTTGCGTTGTTGTGTTCTGGTCGTATATCGCTTTTGTTTCTTCGATTATCGCCTCTACCTTGCATTAAACAAAACATATCGCCGTTAATCATAACAGGTATTGAATTTTCTTTACAATAATCAAGATGTTGTTTAAGAAGTTCTTGGTCGCATTTAGGGTTGTCCCAATGCAAATCGGATAGCATTGCAACTTGGTTGGTATGTTCTAATTGTAATTCGTGTACGTTTCTTCCGTGTTTTATTAGTTTCATAAGTATTTATTTACCAACTTCGTACCGAACAATCCTACAAGAAAAACACAAGCAATAAATATAAGCATACCCCAATAATTTGGCTTCTTGTTTATTTTGGCATCGGCTTTTGCTTTGTGTACTTCTACTCTTGTAATCATTTTTAAAGTGTCACGTTTTAGCTTGTATTCGATTCGTGTTTCTAACCTTGTTTGTGGCACATAAACATTTTTATACATCACTACGGTATCTTTTGAACTAAAGAACTTTTGATAAACAATTGTATCGTGTTTTATTACAGGTATAGAATCTATTGTGCTAATTCTTATCGTGTCGCTTGTTTGCGTGAGTTCTAAGCCCTTTTTAAGCGCTTTGTTATAGTAATACTTCGCCGAGCAAGAAAAAAGCCCTACAATCAAAAATAAACTAAATAATCGCATATTCTGTTTTTACATCGAAACACGGACAAGCTTTATTTGCAAATTCGTTGTGACCGTGAATCGTCATATCCTTGTTGTATTTATACATTAATTCTTGTATTAATTCAATCAAGCTATTTTTTTGTGCATCCGTTCTTGTGTCTTTAGGATGCTTCATATCTTTAGTCATACCACCCACGTAACAAATGCCAATGCTGCCTTTATTCGCATATGCCGTGTGCGCACCTGTCTTTGTAATCGGTCTTCCAACCTCGATAAAGCCATCTAAATGTATTAAGTAATGGTAGCCGATATCGTTAAAGCCTCGTGCTAAATGCCAACGTCTAACGTCTTCTACATCGTGATGCCTTCCTTCTGGTGTAGCAGTACAATGAACAATGATTTTATTTATTTTTCTCATTAATGTTTTTAAAGTCTTGGGTTACTTCTTTTGCTCTTGCAAATAAGTTTTTAAGTGAAGCCCACAAGTCGATTCCTTTCACGGCTTTGTAGTTTTCGTTGATGCTTATTACTTCTACAGAAACAAGAACCAAAGCAAGTATTTTTGTAGTAAGCAACTCAACACTAAAGAAAGTCATTACAATGTCATTTAGTAGATAATAGTCCATTAAGTAAAATAGCATTACAGTTGCTTCGTACAATAAGATCTTAGAAATGATTGCAGATAGTCTACGGCTGGTTACAGGTGTGTTAGTTTTTTTGGCTTTCCAAATTCCTGTGATTGTATCGAACACAATACAAAAAAAGATTAATATTAGTATGCCGTAAATAGGCAAAAAGAAGCTGCTGACAATAGCTAATAGTTCCATTGAATATAGTTTAGTTTTAGTAATCAGCAAAAGTAACTGTTCTTTCATTGTTCAAGTTGTTCTACCAGCAAGTAAGTTATGTAAATTCCAAGAAAAACACCAAGTGCTTGTATGTGTAATTGCTTATAAAACACCATTGCTATTGTAGCAAAGTATCCACTGGCAAAATATAATATGGCAAGAATGTTTGTGTGTTTCATTATTCTATTTCTATAGGTTCGCTCCACGCAGCGCTTCTACCTAAAGCAACGGCTTCTGAATGCGTCAAAGTTTCTATTGGTGTTACAGTACCATCACTAATGAAAGAAGGCATCAAATTATATTTTATTACAAATAGGCTTCCGTCTAATGATTTTCTAATGGTGTTGGCGCTGGTTTCGCCTACTTGTGAAAAATCAATATTAGTCAAGTCTTCTATCTTTATTACAGAGTATTTCTTAAATATTGCTCTCATAGTGTTTAGTTTGGTACATCTTCTTGAAAAGTTGGTGAATTTGTTAAAGTTCCATTGTTGCCACCGCTCCCTTGATCAGTAACTGTGGATCCTGTGCCATCATCGTTGTCGCCCATTCGCCACCAGCCCACAGGGTTGAGACTTGTGATATCGCTTGGATTGCCTGTGCCGTAGATTGTATTAATGTCACTTGCAGATAGTTCAGTTGCGAAATAAGCTGCTTCGTCAATATTTCCTTCAAAGGGCAAAGCAAAATCTCCAGCTGTACCCTTACCTCTTGCGCCTATCATAAAATGCTCAGTATTTTGCGTGTTAACTGGCTGCTGATTGTTTCCAATAGTCAGACTTAAAGGACTATTGTCAAAGTATATATTTACTCCACTTGCTGCTCTGCTGCCATCATAAGTGACTGCAATATGATGCCAATTCCCATTGGATAAATTGCTAATTGCACCAGTTCTCAATTGTATGTATTTATTCCCTGTATAATTACCAATGTTAAAATAAATTTTATTACTGCTAACTATTGCTAAACTATATCCAGAAAATGGAGAATCTTTATCTTGCTTAGCCATCAATATTTGTGTACTACTGTCCGATGTTTTAAACCAGCAAGAAAGACTCAGCGCGTCTGCTGCCGTGTCTGATGTGTTCAAAACATTGCCCATAGTAATAAGGTCATTAAATCCGTCAAAGTTTACCGAATAAGTATTAGTAAAGGGTGTTGATGCCGATGCTAAAGTTGTATCACCACTTGCACTTGAATCATATATTTTTCCCCAATTATTTGTAGCCGTAGTTTTACCTTTACCCCAATCTATTGTGTTGTTTACTGCACCTTGTCCCCATCCGTTTGTTACTGCCATATCGCTTCTTTTAAGTTGTTATTGATCCAAATAAATACCATTCATCGGTTGCCACTTTTAACAATGTAGCTTGAGCATATTGTGCCGATAGTTTACTTGCACCACCAGCTGCTCTTAAAGTTACACCACTACCAGCTACTATTTGTGATTGTCCACTATTGCTTTGTGTAATTTCAATTCGTGTTCCTGTAGGAAAAGCAACCGAACTATTTGGTGGTATTGTAGTGACGTTAGCACTTGAATCATCTAATTTTAAAAACTTGTTTGCATCGGCTAAAGTTAAAGTGTTTGGAAAACTTGAAACGGCTCTTGTAGTTGTTAATTTTACACCGTCTATTATTTCGCTTCCTGTGATGTGCTTACTATTGAAAGAACCACCACCAACTTCTGCTATTGCAAAACGGTCTGTAGTTGCTAAATTAGCACTCTTTGCCGTTAGCGCACTTATCTTTATGTCTGCCATCTTCTAATTTGTTTAAAAACTTTTGTAAACGAATTATGTTTCGTTTTTTTATAGTATACTTTCTTTTCTTCATATACACCAACCTGTAAAATTTGTACTATCGTTAGGAAACATATCTTCGCCTTCGTTTGCGTTATACTCTGGAAACGATGCACTATTGTTACAAATAAAATCTACAAATCTTTCTTTGTAGTGCATAGCCGTTTGTCGTTGTTTCTCGATCATAAAATCTACTTCTTCTTTACTTACCGTTTCGCTATTTTCTGCTCCGTGTTTATATACGCCTTTATTTGCCACCGTATAAGCTGCGTAAGGCAAGTATTCAACCATTGCAAAGTGTATTAAGCACGGCTTTACATAAGTCGTTAGAAGCGATAAATACGGATTAGCTAAAGTACCAGCAATTATGTCTGCTTGTATCTTTTCAAGTAGCTTTGTGCCAAGCATAGATTGTATATGAATATCTTGTGCTATAAGAACAAACTGTATGAATTTATCTACGTCTACGTTTCCGTTTACGTTTGTGTATCTTACTACATCATCTCTTGTTATTAATAACGCCGTTGCCATATTATTGCTTTTTTATAAATCCTCTGTTAGGCATATCAATTGGTCTTTGACTTACTAACTTGTCGTTTTTAATTTTATAACCGTACTTTTCAGCTTTACGAACTGCTACACGATTTGCTAAAGGCGATTTAACATCTATTCCTGTGCCTTCAAAACTTACATAAACCTGTTTGTTCCATCTGTGATGGCAGTTACCTCCGCCCTTGTATAACCACCGTGAAAAGCTTAAAGCACCACCTTTTCCCCATCCAACTTGTCTACCGTCTTTGTTCGTGTAAGCATCGCCCATATAAGTGCTACCCATTCTTATAATGTCTTCTTTACGGTATATTTTATTTGCACTTAACATATTACGACAAAAAGCCCTTGTGTTTTTTTGTAGTTCCCCAGCGTAAACATATCTTGTAATAAATTTAAGTCCGTCTATTACTTTATCTTGCTCACTTTTTGCGTTTGGAAAAGCCGTACCACTTGAAACAAGATTTACTAATTTGTCTTTAAAAGTTAGTTTCGTTTTTATGTCGCTTGATAATAGCGTGTTTTCTTCTTCGTCTAAATCGTAGTCCACTTCAAACTCATCAATAAGCAACCAATCTTCTTTAGGTTGTTCGCCTAATTCAATTAAAGCTTTACCTACATAATCGCCACTTAATTCTAAACCTGTTTCTTCTTCGAGTTGTTCTTCATCCATCATACCACTCAAATCAGTAAATTCTAAAGGCTTTAAAGTTTTAAAGTACAAGTTCAAAGCTATGCCGTTATATGCAAGTATTTCATCAAACGCATCTAATAGAAGTTCTTGCATAGGTCGAATTACCATATTGTCAAAAAGAATAAAAGAATCTTTTAATTCATCGGCGTTGGAACTAAAGCCGTTACTACTTGCGATCCCGAATAATAAAGGCGAAGTAACATTGTTACCAAGCATTATTTTTCTTAAACATTCTTCTGCAAGTGTTGCGTATAAGTCTGGTGCATCATTTACAGGCATCGCATCAACCGTTGTTTTCGATTCTGCGTTGTTGTTAAAACTAACAATAACCTTTTCGCCTTGTGTTCCTGTCAGTTGGTTTAAAACTTTGCTTTTTATTAGTCTTTGTTGTTCGTCACTTGGTTGTCCGTTGTTAAAGTTTATAACTGATCGTGAACTAAAGCCATTATTTACTTCGTTAATTAAGTATTCGCTTATTGATTCTTCAAGTGTGCAATAAGGTAAACAACCAATATAGTCTGGAAGTGCATAGTACTTTAAACCGACGGAATAGGGCTTACAAAAATAGATTTCAATCGGTTCTTTTGAAGTTCCAAAAGCTGGTATTCTTTGTGGCTTATAGTTTTTAGTGTCTTGCCAATTATCTGAATAATAGTAAGCTTCTACTTTGCCATCTTCGTTGCACTTTTCGGCTCTTAAAAGTTGTACAGGTATATGTTCTACTTGTGCTATCTTCTTTCGGTCTTTCGTGTATATGACTTGCATAGCACATTGTCCTAATAGCTTCAAATCGCTTACAAGATGTCGTGTGCATTTCTTGCTAAACAAAGCCATCATAGCAGCGTACTCATTTGGCTTTCTTGAAGCATCTGAAGCGCTTAAACCTTTTCCGTATACTAAACGATTCGTGTTGTTTATAATAGCGTTTTGTGTGGTGCTATTTGTGTAACAGTCAATTAAGAATTGGTAGTAGTTATTGTCATCACCAAATTCCACCCAATCTTCGCGTTTACTTTCTGTGATCGTTGGTTGCTCGTAGGCAGCTAATTCTAATATGTGTATATCCTTACTCATAGATTATAAATTCGTTATTCGATGCTTGGCTTGTGTATTGTCCGTTGTTTACTGAATAGGTTGCTACAGGTTGGTCGGTGCAAAATACTCTGTCTTTATGAACTACCGTGCTACCGTTTTTTAATTCAAGCTTATAGAAGTGTCCTTCTTTTAACGAAAACACGGCACTAATTGTATCGTAATAGTCACCATTTGTACTTGCTTGGATTGTTACGGCTACGGTTGTGTTTAGTTGTTCGTCTGTTAAATTTAAAGTGTCGTAGGTTTGGCTTCTTGGTATGAAACTAAACGTCTGTTGTACTCCACTTGTAGTTAAAATAATCATTCTACTATAATAACTTTTTTTTTGTTTTTTTGTTTTTATTTCGTGTTTCCATAGTAATAAAAAACGAATTATACAAATGCCCAAATATGCGTTTTCGTGCGTTCTAACGAACTTTCTACTTTGCTCACTTACGCACATATTAAAAACTTGCGTTATGCTATTAAACTAAAAAGTCATAAATCTAAACAAAACTTTTGATTAGTATATAAACAAAAAAAGGCACTCCGAAAAGTGCCTCTTACATTATGAAAGGAAAAGAAAAACCTTACGTTGTTACGATTGTCGCATCTGCACCAGAAGAATCTGAAAATGCAGCCTTCAAAGCAGTTTCTGTTGAAATGTTTATGAAGTTAGCTGGTAGAACTTCACTCGCTACAAAAGTTAATTTGTAACCGTTAAAGTCGCCAAGTGCTGCACCAGAAGAAATTTCTCCAGCAGTTGTGTCACAACCCTGTGCCAATCCCATTAAAAAGAATTGATCTGTCATAGTCTGCACAATGATTCTTGGTCTACCGTATGCAAGTAGTTTAATATTCTTGTGCATAGCTTGGTCTTGTTTCTTTAAAGAAATTTGTAAGGTCTGCTCAAAGAATGTAGTACCATTGTCACGTGATGTTTGAATCGCCGTTGTAAAGCTGTTCTCATTAGATTTTAATTCATATTTGAATAAAGAGAGAGCAGCAGTTGGATGCCATCCGTCTATAACGTCTACATTTGTATCGCTATAGTCTATAGTGTCTGTCGATAAATCGTCGAAATTTGCAAAAAATATGGCTTTTAATCCAGAAACCGAATCTTTGCATTCTTCAACTCTACCGTTTGTAATATCACAACTCATTTTGTTAAAAGTTTTTATGAATAAAAAAGGGTAGGCACTTTTACCTACCCTTCCTTAATTCTGGTTAATATTAAGCGTATATAACTACGTCTGAATTAATTCCCATTTGAACGGCACCAGTAAAACGCATAATTACTCTTACGTTTTGTGATCCGTCAAGTTCTGCCATATCCAATACTCTTACTTCGTTGTGGTCAGAAAGAAGTCCTGTTCCAAAGAACATATTTGACTTTTGTGCTGCCATCATAGAAGAAGCTGGAAGACCTTGTGCAACTACTACAGGAATACCATCGAATGACAATGCACCGTTAGTAAACCAAGTTGTTCCTTCGTTGTTTACACCGTTAGCACCAAGTCCGTTAGCACCGAATCCACCCAAAGCACGGATGTAAGCACGAGCTACGTTAGGAGCAACGTAGATATATAAATCTTCTTTACCATAAACTGCCGTTGGAATAGCATCAACTACTTTACCCATTTCGTCAATTACGTTTAAAGCAGTTACAGAAGTACCTGTTACGGCAACACATCCAGAACCACCAGCAGTAGCCAAGTAATAGAATCCGTCAAATTCTCCAGCGTTTGCAGTTTGTCCACTCCAAATAGTTGTTTCTACTTGTGCAGCTACTTTAGCAGCAGTATATCCGATAACGAAATCAGAAAGTGAAGGTGCTAAATTGTCAAATGCAGAAAAGCCCATTTGTTCTGCTTCCCAAGAACTAATCAAATCTTTTTTACAGATGTCATAATTTACTTGGAATTCTTCTGGCTCAATAATTTTTTCTGCCAAAGTTAAAGTTCCAGAAGCCGTGTAGTCGCAAGTTGCGTTAGCTACGATGCTCCCTAAAGAACCTGTTTGAAGTACTTGCTTGTACTTTACGTTTGGTAAAACCGTTACCAATCCGTTTTCTAATGTTGAACCCGAAAGTAAAGCCGCAGAAATATATTTCCCCGCAAATTCACCCGCATAGGTTGATGTCAATGATACTGCCATTGTTTTTGTTTTTTATTTATTAATAATTTATTTGCTTAATTTTTCCATTACACGATCTAAAGTCGTTCTTTGACGATTTGCACTATATTGTATGTGGTTCGTCTTTTTCTTGTTCTCTGGATTGTGTGTAATAGGTTTTGCAGCTGGTTCTTCTATTGTTTCTTCTGCTGCTAATTCTACTTCTTCTTTTACTTCTTCTGTAGTTTCTACTTCTGCATTCGTGTTTTCGTCAGTAGATACTTTAGAAAGCAATTCAATTTCTGCTTTGAGTTCTTCGTTCTCTGTTTTCAAAGCTTCTATTTCACTAAAGAAAGTTTCTTTTACAATTGATTCTACAGTCTTTTTGACTGGCTTAACTTCTTCAGATGCTTCTACTTCTTCTTCGTACATTTCTTCTTCTTTTTTAGCATCTTCTTCAATCACTTCTTCTTCTTCTTTTTCTTCGGCTTTTATTTCGTCAATAATACCTTCTTCTTTTACAATAAGCATTTCGCCAGATTCCATTTTATATTCACCCATAGGCAACGCAATTTTTTGCTCGTCTTCTGTTACGATCATAATTTGTTCGCCTTTTTCAAACGATTCTGCTTCTACTGTTGTTGTGCTATCGTCCAACTTTCTTGTTTCAAGTTTCACTTCCATTCCAAGAAGTTCTCTTACTTTGTTTAGTATTGAATTATCTTTCATTTTTTATTTATTTATTATTCGTGTTTATCTTATACCACCTAATTGTTTTACGATTCTTTCAACTATTTTTATGTTGTCGTCAGTATCTTTTACAACTTGTTTGTATGGTTTCATTATAACTGCATCGTTTATTCCTAATTCTTTAGCAGCTTTAACATCTTTAGTAGCTTGTGCTTCTGCTTCTTTTTGTATTTGTGAAGATTCTACACTTAATTTACTTGCATTGTTTTTTATTGCTATAAGTTGTTTTTTTACAGAAACAAACTCACTTACTGCTGATTCGATTTTTTTTCTTATTGCAAATGATTCTTTTAAATATCTTTGATAGTCGTCAATTCCAAGTTCTACTTTTTCAGAAGCTAACTCTGTCTTGTTTTCTTCTTTTGCTAAATATTGCCGAACGGCTCTATGTGTATTCATACTATAATAACTTTATATTAAATTGTTTGTTTCATTTTTGTCTTAAACCTTGCCTATGCCTTGCGCTCGAAGTGTGCCGTCACAACACTTTGGGCTGTATGTGTTGTCTTTACATAAGCAACCTCTTTTGCCGCCTTTACCTGTAGCTTTACCTTGTGTTTCTTTTGTTCTTTTTTTTCTCATTTCTTAGAACTTTTTGGGTGTTTAGCTGGAAGCAAATCATAATCAGTTGTGTATTTTGCGTTTTGTGGTCTTCCGTTTTTAAGTAAATACAAAAAAGCGTTTACTCTTGCCATAGCCCATTGTTTTGCACTTTTAACGGTTGGTGAATGACTTGTATTATACGCACCTAAACCTCTTTGAAATACACTTTTTAAAGCACCTACATTTGCACCGTAGCCAAGTTTGTTTTTGTACCTTTCGTTAAATTCATTACTCTTTTTGCGTAAACTTTCTTCGTCTGCCTTGCTTACAACTGCACCTCTACTTGTGCCAGCATCGCCTTTTGCACTTCCTTTGCCTTTTGGTTTTGGATTTGGTGTGTCGCTTTTAGGTGCTTTTTTGCTTCGCTTTACTCCGCCTCTTGGTCCTACTTCTGCGTACTTACTTTTTTTTTTGACGCACTTACCGTTCTTCTTTTCGTAGCCCTTTGGACATTTACCATACAAATCTACTTCGTGCGTTTCGCCAACCATATACCAAGTTTTACCTTCGTATTCGTGTTCGTGTATACCTTCAACACCTAAATCTTTAGCTGCTTTTTGTGCCATAGCCTCAGAAGAATAGGCAAGTCGGTCATCTATGATCGCAAAGTTGTCATCGATTAACATACTTGCCAAGTCTTCACGTTCTATTTGTTTTAGTTTAGATTCTGCCCAAGTCTTTGCCGATTTACCACCCCATAGCAAATAAGAAATATAACCACAAGATTCTTTATCACCAGCATCGTAATAAGTTTCTGCACGGCTTAAATACGAAAACATACGCTTAATTGTACTTACTGACAAAGGACGTTTTGCCAATAAGTCGGCACTACGAGCCTTGCCTATATTTGTGGCACACTTGTTGCCTACTGCTTTGTTCAATTCACGTCCTCGCCTTGCATTGTTGCTTACACTATCTGGATAGTCGCTATAACTTTCTAATTCTTGTTTTTGTAGAAGTTCTTTAAGTTCTTCAACAAGCATTTTCTTTTCAAAGTCTTCAAAGCTTTCTTCTTTAGTCATATCGTATTTATCTGCAAAATATCCTTCAATACTAAAACCTTTTATTTCGCCTTCTTTTGCTTTGTTGTATAGTTCTTCATCATCAATTTTCATACTGATCATCCAAGTACCCTCTGGTACGTTTAAGCCGTAGTGTGCGCTTTTATCTTTTTTCGTGTTTTCGACAATCCAACTTTCTACAATCGTAGTTCCTTTAATAGGTTGTTTATGTTCGTAGGTTGCGTTTTTGTGGTTAGAACGCTTAAAGAATAATTCTGAAGCTTTGCGTACGGTGTCTTTACTAAAGTATATGTAGTATTCATCGTTCGTTTTTTCGTTGCGTCTGTAAATTTGTTTATTAGGCACTAAAGCAGCACCCATAAGTATGCGCTTTTCTTTGTCTACTTCTTTAAGTAGTATTTGTTGTTTGTTTAGTGCAATAAAGTTTTCTTCTATTGC